TGTACTTCCTCTCGGAATAGTCGTTGAAGTTTCATCTCGTTCTATTTATTAATTATTTTTAATTCTTTGTTTAAAATGGTTTCTATATTATCAAATTCCCAATATGGGATTCTTATTAATTTCCAATCATGTTCCTTTGCATATGTATCTTTGATTTTATCATGTATTTTCATTATATCATAACTATCATTCTCATAAATTTTATTATAATGAAACTCTCCATCATATTCTATCCAAATTTTACAGTCTGGTAAAATAAAGTCTGGTCTTAACAATCTTCCACTATACCCAATCAAATCATCAAAATAACCTTTATTATATTCATATTTAATATGTTTTTCATCCAAATAATCACTTATCCTTTTTTCTCCCTTTGACTTATTACATATTGGGCATCTGCTACCACGCTTAAACATTTTATACGTCATTTTAAAAACGTGATTTTCGGGACACTTAATAGTAAGTAAACCATCTTGATTAAAATATTCTTTACTTATCAATTCATAACCGAAAGATTCTATATAAGATTTAACTTCATTATAATCTTTACGATTTCTTTTGGATTTTTCTATATCATTACAAACTTTACATCTTCTTCCAGACTTAAAATTTCCCCATGAGATAGAACATTTATGTCCTTCATTACAAATCATATCTAATTTTTCACCATGATTTACATATTCAGTTGATATCAATTTGTAACCAAATTTATTTAAATATTCTTGTATTTCTTTTATCATTTCTTCACTTTTCTTTTTCTTATTTTTATTTTCTTTGCAAACAGGACATTCATGGTTATGTTTTAAATTATTAAATTGTCGTTCAAATTCATGTCCTTTATCACATTTTATTTTTAAAGGGGTTTGATTATTTTCATATTTATCAGATAACAATTCAAATCCAAGCGATTGGACATAATTATTTACATAATCATAAGAAAATTTATACTCTTTAGAAAGTTTTTCATATTTGCATTCTTTACATCTTCTTCCGTATTTAAAATTATCCCATGATATATAACATTGATGACCATTAGGACATATCATTTCAAGTTTAACATCGCTTTTTATGTATTCTTTAGATATCAATTTATAACCTTGCGATTCAATATATTCTTTAACTTCCTCATAAGTTAATTTCTTTGGCATATTACCACCTCCTTCATATTATTGTATTAACATAACTATTGATAAAATTACCTATTATTTTAACCTTTTAAACAAAATAATTAATATTAAAACAGGGACGCTTACCTGCATGAACAGGGATTGTAATGAATTTAATCATCTAGTGTTTAGGATTTAACCATGCGCCATCTCTACGTTTTTTCTACTTTCGTACCGTTACGTCTTAGTTTTCACTATCCGCTTTGGTGTAGAGCTTTACCCATTACCTGCAATTCAAGTTGTGTCCTATACCGATTGCTCGATATACGGGCTGTTGTAGTATTTATTCTACGTTAACCGGAATTATTAATAACATATCGTCATCAACTTCAAAAGCACCAGTAGTTTTATCATAATAATTTGGTAATGGAACTAAAGGAGTACCTTCAAATACTTGAGTATATCCATAATTTCTTCTATCATCTTTTTCAGCATCTGATACAAAAGTAGCATCTGATTTTATATGAGCTAATGCTGTTTTAGTTCCTAGTATTTGAACTTCTTGACCTGTAGAATCTGCAACTTTAGCTATCATTTCTTTTAAAGTAGTTGATAAAGCATTGTCATTAGATGCTTTACATAAATTTGGATTTCCAGAAGCATCATAAGCTCCAAATATAGTTTTTGTAACTAAAGTACATACTTTTTTATCAAAAGATTTAGATACTCTATCTACAAATAAAGTCCAGTCTATATTTCCTTTTAAGAAATCAAACATTTCAGCATAGATTTTAACGCCTAATCTGAAAGCTTTAGTATCTACCTTTTTATCATAGATTCTTTGTCTATGAACTGTTTTGACACCAGTAGCCATTACAGCAACTTTGAACAATTCGTCATTTTGAATTAAGAATTCTTTTTTATCTCCTATATCAAAAGTGTCAACATCTACTAAATCCCCAAAAGATTCAACAGTTATTTCGTTATGAGTTACAGTTATTAATTCTTCTAATAATTCAAATACTGTATTACCATTTCTTTTTAACCATCTTCTATAATTAGATTTTTTTTCTGGAAGTGGTTCTACTTTTTCAAATATCATATTTCTTATAACATCTGAAGCTTCTTTTCTTGAATAAGAACACATACCATTATGTAAGTCTATTACCATTTGTCTAACATCATTATCTATCATTCTTTTAACCTCCATTTTATTAATTATTTTATTCTTAATAGAATAATATTTGCACCATATCTTTACCCATTAATTGTGAAGTACCTATAACTTCCCCTACTATTCTTTTTTCAGTTCCAGCAGTTTTAGCTAATTGATGAGTATCAGCTTTTGGAGATAATTGGTCTCCTTTAACAACTTCATCAGCTATAAGTGATTTTTCTATTGAAACTACCATACCTTTGTGTAAGAAATAAATTCTCACTGCTTCTCCAGCTGGTGTGTTTGCATAATCACCAAAATTATAAGATGTTTCTTTTTCATATCTATGACCGTCAGATGCTACCATAGCTAATATTTTATTAGCGTCATCTTCTAAGTCTGTCACTTCATAACATTCACCTTCAACTCCTATATTATCTATTTTAGCTAGAGTTGAATCAGCTAGTCCTTTTACTAATACTACTTCACCATTTTTTAATTCAGTAGAGCATATTGCTGATTTAGCAAAATTATCTTCTACATAAGTTAATATTTGATACATAAATTTTACCTCCTGTTTTATTATTTTTTAGTTCTCCATTTTTCTAATCTACCACCGTAAGGTGCATTAGAATCTATAAATTCTTCATTTGGATTTATTATACCTATTGAATTAGCCTTTCCAGTTTTAGTTTTACTAAATGATTGAGCTTCTTTAACTTGTTTAGCCCACATTATAGCTAATTTCCCTTCATATTCTTCTTTAGATATTTCATGTTTTAATACTGTGTCTTGAAGTGCTTTAGCATCTTCTGTATCTAAAGAATATTTTTCAGTTATAGAATCAATTTCTAATTTAAATTGTTTAGCATCGCTATCAGCTTTAAATTGTTTTAATTCTTCATAATCACTCATGTTTTCTAATTGAGTTTTTAATTCTTCATATTCAACTTTTAATTGGTCAAAAGCAGTTTTTAATTGTGTATATTTTTCATCTTCTGTGTTATCTTCAACAGAATGATTTTCCTTATCCTTATCTTCTTCCTCTTCTGAACAATCTTCTTTCTTTTCTTCAGAATTATCTTGAGAACATTCTTCTTTTTGTTCTTCTTCATCTGGAGTGAAATCTTCTTGTTGAGTTTCCTCTTGATTTTCAAATTCTTCAGTTTCTTGAACTTCTTGATTTTCAAACTCTTTGTCCATTGTTTCACCTCCCTTTTCTAAAGAATAAATTTTCTTCATTTTTTCTAATTCAGTTTTAACATCTCCACAAGTGAACAGAGATAAATTAGCTCCTGCCATAGCAGGTTTAACACCTACACCAAGCATTGTTATACCTAAAAAAGTAAAATCAGTTATTTCAAAGAATCCATCTTCTCTAAAGCTGAAATCGTCAACATCTATTTCCATAGATACCTCTAATGCACCATCGTTAGAATCTAATATATCAAGTAATTGTTGGGAATACTCCCTCCATATTAATGCTGTGCAAGATAAATATTTCTTACCGTCTTTTTCTACTTGTGTAATTATAGTATCCTCTGGAACAAATCCATAAGCTTTTTCAAGGTATATTAATTGATAGTCATAACCATCTGGAGTATCAGTAGCCTCCATTTTAGTATCATGTCCACCTAAAACCCATTTGTCATCTTCATTTTTATAAACATGAGCTAATAAGGGTATACCTCTAATACTTTTTTCAGCACATTTCATTTGTGTTTCTGAATCAAACCAAGAACCCTTTAAATTATCTTGGTCGTGACATACAAGTATTCTACATCCTACAAATCTACTATCACTTGAAGATTTAAAAACTTCCATTTCACTATATAATTTTAAATGTTTATTTCCCAATTCTAATTCACACCCCCTTTCTTCTTAGAAAAATAATTTATTAGAAAACATGAATTTTCTTTTATCTTCATTACTGAATTTAACTTTAGTACTATTAAGAAAAATATAAACAGTTTTATTATCTATAATACCTTCAGATAAAAACACTAATCCTCGATTTAAAAGTTCATGTTTATCTTCTTCATTAAATGCATATATGAATTTATTCATAATATATCACTCCATTACCTTGGAATCTAAAATCTAAATTTAAATCCCTACAATGTTTTATTAATTCAGCATATAACTCCATTTCACTAGGATTTCTACCTCTTTTAAATTTAAATTTTTGTTTTAATAAAGCTAAAAATCCCGCAACATGAGGTGATGCTTGACTTGTACCACTAGCAGTGGCAAATTTATTATTTAAATAACAACCCCTTATATTGTAACCTGGAGCTACCAAATCTATTTCATCATTTGAATTAGAGAATTTTGTTATTTTATCATCTATACTTATTGCTCCTATTGCTATTGAATTATTTAAATATGCTGGGTAAGATATTTCATTAGTATTAGACTTACCATCTCCACTGTTACCACTACTAACACAACATAAGATATCATTATCTATTGCTAATTCAATTAATTTATCTAATTCTTTATCATAAACATTTGTACCTAAACTCATATTAATTATATCTACTTTTTCTTCTATCATATATTTAATACCATTAGTTATACATTCCATATCACCATTACCTTTTTTATTAAGTACTTTTCCAACTACTAATTTAGCATTAGGTGCTACACCATAAATGCCTAAATGTTCGCCGTCAGGTTTTGCACATATTATAGAAGAAACATGAGTTCCATGCCCATTTAAATCCTCAAAATTATCAGAATTACCTTCGGAAGTGAAATTTTTCCCTTTTAAAATATTATCTTTTAAACAATAATGAGAAGTACTTATTCCTGTGTCTAATACACCTATCACTATATCTTCTCCTTTATATCCTTCATTCCATAAATTTTCAGTTCCAATATGTTTAATATTATCGGGAATTAA